TGAGTTCGATGTGGTCTACGGCGATACGTCTGTCCGGCACACGCAGCACTTTGAAACCGAGGATTTGCCGATCAAGCTTGAAATTCATGGCGGAGGCGGCACCAAGTTTGTTCCGGCGCTCCAATATATCAGAGATCACTATCCCAATGTGGATGCAATATTGTTTTTTACAGATATGGGTGCATGGGACTGGGATGAAGTTCCTCAGTACAATCCCGGCAAACCGGTTCTATGGATGAATACCAACCGCTATTCCGACGGTATGGATGTACCGTTTGGAACAGTCGTACCTTTGGAGGTAGATTACGAAAAATATGGATAAAAAAATGCCAAGTCATATGTCTGAAATTCAAGGTCTTACCCTTGAAGCCGTCGAACTCCGCAAACAAATGAACAACAAAATGCCATGCCATATATCTGAAATTCAAGATCTTACGCTCAAAGCTATCGAACTGCGCAAAAAAATTGCCGACAAAATTCTGGGGTTGCCGGACAACCCCAACATCAAGCAACGGGACGGTAAGGGTTTCATTGTGTCATCGGCGTCTTTGATGTCGACGTTATGGAATGTGGCTTATCATGACTTCAAACTGCAATACCAAGCTGTCGTTAAGGAACTGGCCGCTTCGCCGGTTGAAAACACGGTTCAAGTTCTAAGCCGTATCGTTGACACAGGCTTTGTTCAGGAATCCAAAACCAATCGTTTTCGACTACATCCAGATGTAATCAAACACCTCAAGGAGTTGTTATGAATGGCGCAAGCTTCGAAAAATTCCATAACACAAAACTCAGAAAAATTGTCAACGGCATCAATGCCAATGATGCTATCGCTGAACACATTGGCACTTATCATGTTTATTTTTTTTGTCATCGCCAATACGGCATAAACCACGCACGCAAAATCGTCAACAATGCACTCAAAGAAAGGAGCGAGTTACATGGCAAGGCTATCTATGGCAATGATTGAAATGTACACAAATATGATCCATGAAAAATTCCAGCCACTTTTTACCAAAATGAACAATCGCGAATTGCAAATTAGAAACGAAATCGAAATCAAGGTTAAAAAAGAACTGGGCATTTATGATCTTTATGTCCGTCACGACCAACTTAAACTTGAATTAAATGAAATTAAAAATCAGCTCAAAAAATGGGAAGAAACTAACTACAATCCGGACACACAGCGCAGAGAATCCCCTATTGATTCAATGGTCAGAGAACGCATGGATCAAATTCAAAATGGTTACAAGCAAAAGCTTCTCAAAGCTCGCGATGATCTTATTTATTCCGTCAAGCTATCCGGTGTCGACGAGAAGATTAAAGAAACATTTGAACGGTTGCCCCAACTTATTACCGATCTTTCGAAAGAAGCCAACAAGCTGCCGTCAGTCAACAAAACCATTAAACTTATTACCCAGTCTCAAATCTGACTTGCAAAAATCTTAACAGAAGCGGTACAATTAAGGGGATGGATCGTCATACTTAATGAAAGGATAATACTATGGCACAAGTTAAATCCAAAACTTTGCGATTCACCCCTTCACAGGCTCCCGATGTTACCGGCTACATTGTTTATTTCGAACCTGCAGCCGATCCCACCAACCTTAATTATAGTTCTCCATCGCAGACAATCGGCAATCCGACCCCTGGAACTGACGGTAAAATTGCTATTGATATGGCAACCTTTGATCTCGTTCGAACACTTGAAGGGCGTTATGATATCGGATTGACCGCAGTCGATGCAGCTGGCAACGAATCCAGCATGGCCACGGTATTGGACGTGGCTTTGGATTTTACTGCACCCGATGCCCCCACCGAATTGGAGATTGTGTAAGTCTCTGGGGTGTTGGGTTCTGCAAAATTGTCTGTCGACTTCTGCATATTTTTGGCATTTGCGAAAACGACGAAAGGTAACGCCATGAAGAAGCTGCTTTGCTTGGTGGTCTTCATCGTGCTTGCCCCTCTATGGCCAGTTGCGGTTTTCGGTGCTGATCCGGAGCCGCCAACTATTCCCAATCCAATTGAAGGCTGGGGATTATATGTCAAACATACGGGTGATCCGATCACTGTGGCCTGGGATGCAAATATTGAACCCGAAGTCACCGGCTACGAAGTAGTCGCCTATAATATGGAAGCCCAACAATTTGTCATTAGGGGGACAACGCCTCAAAGTGCCAGTCCATCGTTGACTGTCATTCCAGCCCGTTATGGGCATCATATTTTTTATGTTCGTGCTGTAAACAACAACGCCGCAGACGACACCCTGAAATATTCTCCATGGGCAAACTCAATCGACGCCCAGTTCACACAAAACGGGAAACTGTTTTGGGTGTATGCATATATTGCCCCGCCTGCTCAACTTGAAATTGAAGGTCACAAATCCATGCAGTCAGTGTTGTCATTTGAGGCCGAAGCCGGTCAAATCGTTGCCCCAATGGCTATCGAAAACGACATCAGCGCTTCAGGCGGACAGTTTATTTTCGTCCCCGGAAAAGGTTCCAATGCGCCTCGTACCGGATCTGCAACGTTTATTTTTACTGTCACACAACCAGGCCAATACGTTCTTCGCGGGAATACTCTTGCCCCGAGTGGCAGCGAAGATTCTTTTTATTTAACTGTTGACGGCGGAACGGAACATCTTTGGGATGTCAGTCAATCAACCCAATGGCAAACCGATACCGTCAGCGACCGCGGCACAGCGGTTTTACCCGACGCCGAGTTCGACCCGCTCATTCTTGATCTAACTGCTGGCGAACATACAATTGTTTTTTTGAACCGAGAAGACGGCACCAAACTTGATACGATCCGTTTGGAAAGGCTTCAATGAAAGACTATACGCATTTATTACTTACATCCTGGAACATCAATGCGAACAACGACAGCATTTATGACAACGCTAAGTTTGATGCTGAAAAATGGATGGCACATCGGGAACTGTTGTTCGATTCAATCGTTGTTCCCATGATAAAAGCACAAAGTTCTAAAGATTTTATTTGGGTTTTGTCGTTTGATGAGCGCACACCCATGCGCCTGATCAACAAATACGAAAAACTTCCTGGTATCAAAGTGCAAATTATCTATGAAATGCACAAACCTTGGGTGCAAAAAAGCTATAAAAGATACAATACAAAATGGCTTATCACCTCACGCATGGACAACGATGATTTTTTATGGCCAACAACCATAGAAAATTTGCAACAACTTTTTTTAAATGCCAATCAAACCTGTCTGATTGATTTCTACAGAATTTTTTGGCGCATTGAGGAAGACACTTTTTTTTTGGATAATCGTCATTCTCCCAACTCACCGTTTATATCTGTTATGGAAGATATCACTGATGGCATACCCCGAACTGTTTTTTATGATTCACACACCACAATGCCAAAACATTTTCCATCGCAAAAATTTCAGCAATATTTGGGAGTGTGCGGCATAACATCTTATAATCAGATTATCGATAAAGTAACAGGCATGCCTGTTCCAATAGACATAGAAATAAGAATTCGTGAGGAAATGAACCGGGTTGGTATCAAGGTTCCCCTTCAACTTAAACAACCACTTAAAGGATAAATATGCCAATTATAAAAACAAAACCCGGGGCACGGGTCATGGTCGGCTATCCAAATGCCAGAGGCGATTACGAAGGACAAATTGATATTCTGGCTCACGGTTTAGCCAATGAGGACGGAGAGTTTATTTTCGATATAAATTCTAAAAAAATTCAAGACCAGGAAGCAACGGTCAGAATCCGTATTCCCAGACAAGAAAACAATCCCATTGAATACAAACTGAAACTTTCTGATGATCAGCCTAAAGCGGAGATACCCGATGTGGAAGAAATTGAACCGGATGATAAAAGCGTTGAAACTAGTTCGGGGGAATTTTTATCTGAGCAGTCCTAAAACAAGCATGTATTACATCCGCGAGTTACTCAGGGAAATGGAAATCAATTCTTTAAGGAACACATCATATAAATAAAATCATCAACTGTTTTATATTCTTTGAACCCGTTTCTTTCATAAATATGCATGGCCACTTGATTGTTCTTGCGCACTTCAAGATGCAATGTTTTTAATTTAAAAAATAAATCTGCTATCTTAATAATCATTTGACATGCTTTTTTCATATAGCCAAAGTTGGCTGCTTTTGGTGCAACCACAAAACGGCCGACTTCGGCTATTTTGTTAAGCTGACAAATATTGTAAATCGCTGCTTGCCCGACACGTTTACCATCATCTTCAAGAATAAAAACAAAATCATCGTTTTTTTTTAAATAAATTTCAAACCAGTTTAAATGATCATTCCAAGATATGGGATTTGAATTACGAAACCAAATCCTGTGTTCTGGGAAATTGCGCCATCTTAACGTATAAGGCAAATCTTCTAACGCCAGCATCCGCAGGCAAAGATTTTTATTAGAATAATGCTTTAGTTTGATCTGCGCTTTCATGTGGCATATTTACAGATAAGTGCGGAAATTATGTCCACATCTTTTTTCGTCATATTAACATGCAACGGCAATGAAATAATATTTTTGCTTATTTTGGCTGCATACGGACAAGTTCCATAGGCATATCTATACATGGGATATTCGGTGTTGTCCCGATAATGAACGCCCGGAAAAATATCATGTTCATGTAAAGCGAGGACAACAGCATCTCTGTTTGCGATCAAAAGTTGAAACAAATGGGTTGCCGATTCACTGTCAGGCACATCACGAATCACAGTTACATTCTTACAGGATATTAAGTTTTCCCGGTACCACCTGGCAATCTGACGACGATAAGCATTGTCTTGATCCAAATATTTTAATGACACCAAAGCTATCGATGCCATAATTGAATTGCCGTGGTATTTATAACCAACCTCTTCAATTTCATACATCCACTTATAAGATCCTCCCTGTTTGGTGCGTGTATAAGTATCTTTGTCAATCCCGAGCCAAGATAGTTTGCGTACCCGTTCATCATCTTTTTTTTCTTTAAAACAAATCATGCCTGAATCAGCAGTCGGCAAATTCTTGACGGCTTGAAAACTGTAAACAACAGCATCCGCTTCTTTACCGATGTGCTGACCTTTGTAGCGAGTGCCGGCCATATGCGCCGCATCGAGAATTAATTTCAATTTATGCTCACGGCAAATGTCGGCAATACGATGGTATTGTCCGATACTGCCGGCCATACCGACAAATAAGATTGCCCGGGTTTTTTGTGTAATCAGTGATTCAACACTTTCAGGATTCAAACACAAATATTCATCTACATCGGCAAAGACCGGCTTAAGGTTTACATATGAAATAGCGTGATTGGTTGATATGAATGTCAACGGTGTTGTGATCACCTCATCATGGTCCCGCCAGCCATGCTTTGTTTTAAACATGCTTAATGCCAAATGCAGCCCAACTGTATTCGAACTGATAAAATGCGCATGCGGTAAACCAATATAATCTTTCCACGCTTCTTCGAATTCAACAGTCTTAAAGCCCAGCCCCGTCCAGCCCTTTTCAAGACATTCACGGATGTTAATTAAAACTTCGTCAACACGGAACTTAGGGACAAAAAGCTGGATCATAGCTACTCCTTTATATTTTTTCGGCAAAGCTACGGTCGTATCCAAAATGGTCAAACATGGCTCTTTCAGTATTGCAGAGTTTTGCAAGGGTCTCTTTTGATAATGTGGTGTCAATTGTACGGGGTGTTACATTTACATTAGGCATCCCGTTCGCTATTTTATAAACTTCTTTATAACCCAACCGCTCCAAAAATGGCGGCAAATCTTGTCTTAAGGATTCTTGTTTGAATACCTTTTCAACAAACGGAAAAATGGTACAATAGGTTAATTTCACAAAACCACACGGGTAAACATAAATCATTTCTTTAACCCATTCTTCAAAGCTACGTCCTTCAATCAAATGATCTGGGCCATTTGGGTAAATAATCCCATTGGTTTTTTTCATACGATAAAAACTTGCATACCAATCTAACGGGTTTCTAACAACACAGAAGGTTTTTGAAAAACGCTCATTTTTTGGATCGATCGACAACGGGTCAATATGTTTCAAACTAATGTCTTCTGTGTCATCTGTTATTCGAGTCAAAATTTCTCTGACCCAATTGCCACCAGTTTTTTTAATATGATAAAAACAATGGTTATCAAATCTTAAAGCCATCAAAACCCCCTTCGCGGGTGCGCGATGTCATTGCATCCGTCTTTCTAATTTTTTCTACAATTCTAGTTGCCTCTATGACGTCTTTAATACCAAAGCCTTTGTTCGCTATAATGCGTTCATACATTTTATTGTGCATCTCAGTAAATCCATCTGACAAATTAAAACTTTCATTATCGATCACAATCGCTCGTTCGGGTTTTATATCTTGCCTGGTCGAAAGCATAAAATCGACATCAGCGGATTTAAGTTTCAAGATACCTGCCACCAAATCTTTTGTTTTTCTTTCGATATTGATATCTTCCATCGGACCATAAAGATAAGCCAGCAAATCAAAAATATGGATACCGATGTTGGTTGCCAGCCCGCCACTTTTTACGACATCACCTTTCCAGCTTCGATAATACCAGGGGCCGCGTGGAGTTACATAGCTAACATAAACGCGATGACGTTTTTGCCCATTTGTTTCGGCCAGCTCTTTGAGGGCTTCAACCTTGGCTCCTAAGCGTAACTGCAAAATAACATTAATTTTGCTTTTATAGCGCCGCTCCTGTCTCGCAAGCAACATCAAGTTTCTAGTATTAAGTGTTAATGGTTTTTCACATATCGCTTCGGCTCCAATGCGTAATGCAAATCGACAATGTTGGTCATGCAAATAATTCGGGCTGCATATCGACACATAGTCAACTTTGATGCCTTTAACCGAAAGCCGTTCGACATAACGTTCCAATGGATTGAGCCGTGTGAAAAACTTGGTTCGCGGGAAATATGAATCCAATACACCAACCGAATCATGCGGATCAAAGGCAGCCAACAAATTCCCGCCAACATATTGGATCGCTTTTAAATGTTTTGGCGCGACATAACCTGCCGCGCCAATCAAGATAAAGTTATTACAGGACGGGATCATTTGAGTGGTCGGCATAGGCTTCCTTTGCGTCTCTTACAATATGGCTGCTTCCAGTTGGGCTCTTGGGGTCATAATCAACTTCAACCTTATCGGGTGTATTACTTTTAATTTCTTCTACAATTGTCTGGCGATCTTTTTGCGTCATGTCCGGCAGGGCTGACATGGCTATTTTCGTTTGCATGTTAACTCGGAAAGTTTTGCTGGCCACGTTCCGCATTGATGTGATTCCATTGTCCAGCGCAATAGCCATCTCATCAATTGAAAATTCTTTGCTCCGCTTGATTTCGATCTGTTTGAATAAATCTTCTTTGTTTTGCCATTTTAACCAAAGTCTTAAACAATTCAATTCCGCTTCGGACAAATTTTTAGCCTTAGCGCTTAATACCGCATTGAGCTGTGAGAATTCATAGCGAATCGACAACCCGCTGGCGATTTTGTTATTCGAGCGCCGCTGAGCGTGAATTCCAGACAAATGTGCAATACGATAAATTTCGTCTATTTTGCGATCAATCCATTTTAATGCCGCTTCAATCGGGTCAAGCACCTCGGTTGGCATCCAATCCGGTTTTCCAGCTTGGCCAAATTCCGGATTGAATTGTTCAATCGACCGTGGTCCTGTTGGTATTTCTTTGTCATCGTCGTCTTCAAGTTGAAGCAAATCGTCCTGGCCTTCCATGGGCTGCCTTCTAATAGGAAACCCGGCTAGTTTCATCATTTCTTCGCCGCAACTAAGGTTTTGTGCAATGGTCATCACAATAGGGGAAATATCTTTGATATCGCTGTCGCCAATTTCTGGAGTAATCATATTGGTCATGTTTTTTAGCCATACAAACGGAATCTCTCCCAAGTCATTGCTGCCGTATTCGAATCTTTCAGGCAAGTTTGTTTTAGGCATCAAGCGCCAACGTTCCCACGAATCTGGCGTCCATGCGGTAACACTATTATCAGGTTCAAGTAATTTGAGATAAATCAGATAACGCCGATGTGTGCGTGAGTCGCGCTGCCATTCCCAATCAAGAATATTAAGCAATGAATACGGTGCATAATACGGATAAATACCATCCTTAATTTCATCGCCAAGCGCCATGTCGACGATTTCACCGCCAGAATAATCTCCTGGTTTATTGACCAGTATGCCAAGGGCTCCCATGGCTGAAGCAAATTTTTGCGATTCATTCCAAAAAACATTGTAATCAGTTCCGTAAAGATTCGTATCTTTGGTAAACATTCTCCAAGCTGGATCATCTTCAATACTGGACAAATCTCTGACTGCTTCTTTTTCGTTCAAATAAAAATTGAAAATATTGATAATTGATTTGGCAAAGTTAAAGACATAACCATCCCGCAATCGCGCTCGATGGTTTTCCGGGGTTTCAAGCGGATGTTTGTAAAGCGAGGCCTCAATCAATTCTTTGCCACTCTTATAAATTAAATCAGATGTTTGCCACTCAACCTCATGGGTTTTGTAAATATCTGATTTAGCGTACATTTCATCTTTTGTTCTAAATTCAGCCATTTATTTTTTCCTCCGCTTCGCCAACCGACGAAGTGTTTTACGAGCATTTCACCTTTTTTGCGCCAATGAACTCAACTCGGTTTTTGGTTGAGCGCAGTACGCTGCAACAGACATCCCCGCCCGTTTGGCTTGAGCGGTCAAAGCCCCCTTCTTTAGTTTTGCAATCCAGTTTTTTGTCATAATATCCTCCTATCGATTCCATAACCTCAAACGATTTTCTTTCCTATTGGCCTCAAATACAGCATAAGCAAACTTTAATGGTGTTGCGCTTCTGCGGTCGCTGCGGCCCTTACTGTCCGGAAACTTGTTCATCCAGCTTCCCCAAACTGGCTCAATCCGATTTTTTTTTGGCATTACAAATCCACCGCCTGTCCAAAGACAGGTTTTTTTTGTATAAGGGTCACCATAGTCACAAGGATCAAACGTATAATCTGATTCTCGCCAATAGGTTGAAACGGTTCCGACCGGATTTTCGATCATATAAGGCGCTCCCGTCCACTCTGCCAGTTTCACTGCCACATCAAATAATCGCAACGCCCGCCAAAGATATCCAAGCCCTTTGTCTTTAAACCATCTTGCGCCACTGGCTGATACGTCTGTGCAGGGAGGAAAAAATGATGCAAATGCAATGTCTTTTCTGGGCGGCACCCAATCCAGCATGTCGCCGCCAACTTTGATGATATTGTCTTTGCGGCTTTCTCCGGGTGGATGTTTAATGTCAACGCAGTAACAGGTATATCCAGCTTCCGCCCATGGTCTAACCATGTTGGTTGTATAGTCGAAACAGGAAATAACAATCATTTCCAAAACCTGAGTTTACGGTTTTTCTTGTAGCGTGGCTTATAAATCCAACCAAGAAACTGAGATGTAGAGTCTACCAAGTCATCCCATTTCCAAAGGGGAAATCTGGCTAGCTGGGACTCGTAATCCATAACCCAGTCCAAATTACCATCCGGCAGGAATACACGGCCAGATTCAATCAATGGTGTTACTGCTGACATGCGGGTTTGTTTATTGGCATCGGGATTGATTGCGATTACCGGGATACCTGTGAAGCGCCTGAGTTCATGAATCAATGACTGTCCGGATGCTTTGTCTTCAATTAAGAGGGGAATAGGGCCGGGGAGATTGCACTGCGAGTAATTTTGCCATGTTTTAATAATTCTTTTTTTAAGTTTTGGATAATTCATTCGTTCATTGATTGTTCCAAGCAATCGGTATTCATGATTTTTGTTGACCCCCCAAATTGTCAAAGCCGAAGGGTCATTGATCTGAGCTTCTTTATAGGCTGTGTCCCAGCTCATAACGATTGAACGAATCCCAAAAGGCAATTCTTTGGGTGGGGTGGCACCCATTTGTAAGGCCAGGTGCCAAGGCAACCAGTCTTTCCACGGGTACCGTTTAAACCACTTAATATTGATCATTGAGCCTTCATCGGGCATCGGTATTTGCTGGTATTGAGCGTTCCATTCCCTGGTTCCAATAGTTGTTTTAATTTGACGCAAACGCTCGACCCCATATTCAGTTGGCCATAAAGCCTCGCCCGATTGCCGTCCAATCGGGTCATCATGACCGTCTGCAATCGCCGGCATTTTTAGTACCGCCCATCCTTCATGTTGCATTTCTTCGAGCAAAAAACCTGCCAGATCATCAAAGTGCCAACGGGTCATGACCAGAATAATTACATTCGGGTTCATCAAACGCGTGTAAGCCACGCCACGATACCAGTCTAAGAGCTTCTTGCGGCTGGTATCGCTGTCGGCGTCTTCGCGGCTTGAGATCGGATCATCAATAATAAATAAATTCGCTCCTCGGCCAACTATGCCGCCACCGACTCCAGTTGCGACATATGCACCGCCTTGTTTGGTCATCATCCTATTGGCTCCAGCGGCATCTTTTGAAACCTCACAGTCAGGGAAAATAATTTTGTGATACGGATCGGTCATTTGGTTTCTGACTTTACGACCACAGTCACCGGAGCGATCAAATGAATATGTGGCAAACAAAATTTCTCGCTCAGGATGACGACCCATATACCAGGCTGGAAACAATTCGCTGATTTGCATGGTTTTGCCATGCCGGGGCGGCATATTCACGATTAATCGGGTGATGTGTCCTGACTCAACCCTTTCCAGTACATTTGCAATAGCAAGGTTATGAAGGGAAAATTTGTAGTTGGGAACCTGCATACCGATATAAGCTGAGAACTTAGCATGGGCGAGCTGTGCAGGTGGGAGATCTTTAAGCTGTGCGATGGCTTGTTGGTTTTGCAGGTCAAGCATTTAGCCCTTGGCTTTCTTAAGATGTGGGATTCGAATGATGCCATCTTCATCGACCTTTACATTGTTGGCATTGACCTCCATTGATTTAATCACACCGTTAACCGCTGCATCGGCCTCAGCAGTCTTAATGGTTGTTTCGTTGTGTATCATAACTTTTTCAGGAGAGGCCAATCCCAAAATCTTGATTTCTTTTTCTAATAGTTTACCCCATTCTTCCATCCAGCGAGCGCCTTGATGCGCTTTGCCACAGCGGTTTAACCGATCCATACATTCTAGTTTGTTAAATTCAACTTCGCGCAGTACTCGCTGACGATGAATGGCCCAAGCATCAAGGTTTTCTACGTTAAGCATTTCATTCATCGCCTTCATGTCAGAATTGATTGTGGATTTATTGACACCAATTCTTTGGGCAATATCACGCTGAGTCATCGTTGGTTCTTTACGCAAAATTTCCATGATTTGTTTACGGCGTTGATAAACATTGAGTTTCCTGCGCCGGTTCTTTGCCTGTAAGTTTTTTGATCCAAGCACTACCTTTGGCATAGTCTTTGTCTCCATGGGTTAAAATTTGCTTGACAAATCTTACTATTGGTGAGATCTTTATGTCAATAGAATTGTCAAGTATAACAGGGTGTTACAGGGGTCTGCAATACACTGTGCGCTCTTTGAAATCATTAATGATATCAAATATTTGGGAGACTATCGGGATAGGGGGAGATCCCTTGTTTTGACGGTCTCTAATCGTTTACTCAACCCGGAGGGATTCCGGTAGAAAGGCGGGACGCCATGAAACTCAAGCTCGATTCAGAAGGTTATGTTGTAGTACAGGACGGGATGCCTGTCTACGAATACGAAGATGGAACGGAACAGCCATTCGATGCAGCTCAAACAGTCGCAAACTTTGAAAACAAAATTGCCAACCTGGTTGATGAAAAGGACCGGCACTACAACGACAAAAAAGCAATCGAGGAAAAATTAAAAGAGTTTGGCAGACTGACACCAAAGCAAGCCAGAGAATACGCTGCAACCGTCAAAAAGCTTGAGGGTCAAAAGCTTGTCGATGAACACGGTTTGGAACGGTACCAAAAACAATGGACTGAGGAGGTCGCTACATCTTTAAACGAAGAACACAAAGCCAAAGAAGACGCTTGGCTCACAGAAAAAGAAACCTTCGAAAAGACCATATCCAACCTTGAGGGTATTGTCTACGATCAAGCAGTCAACAACCAGTTCGCCAACCACCCATATTTTTCTGGCGACAAACCCAAAACATTTTATAAACCAGAACATGCTGCCAAAATTTATGGGGATAGTTTCAAAGTCGATATTGGCGAAAACAAAAAACTCAAGGTATATGCCGTCGATCCAAAAACCGGAAAAACATTGCTCTCCAAAAAAAACCACGGAGAACCCGCATCTTTCAACGAAGCTGTCGAACTGATTGTCCAGCAAGACGCTGAACACCATGATATATTTAGAGCCCCGGCACGACGAGGGCCTGGTGTCGCCGGCAATTTAGAGGGCGGAACCAATGCAGGTCCTGGCGTAACTGGAAAAGAAAAAATTAAAGCTGGTCTGAAGAAATATTATAACCAGTATGGTCAATAAAATAACGTCTTCAGGCCACGCCAACACACGGAGGTAAAAAATGGCAACACAGACTTTGGCCCAGGCCGCATTGCTCATTAACGATGAAATCGTTTCTGGCGTAGCTGAAGACATTATCAATATTAACCCCATGTTTAGCTTTTTGCCCTTTATCGGTTATCAAGGTCAAGGTATCATCGTAAACCGTGAATTGACCCTCGGTGGAGCTGGCCATTTTGCAGTTGCAGGAACCATTACCGCAGCGGCAAAAGCAGCGGCTACTTTTACCCGCAAAACATTCACGGCAATCAAGATCATCGGTGACGCGGAAATGGACGGTCTGGTACAAGCCGAATCCGTTGGTGGTGGTGTCGATCAGCTCACTCTGGAACTCAGCCTTAAAGCCAAAGAGGTCGGCCGTTTGTTTCAAAGAGGCATGGCGCGAGGTTCCGGAACAGCTCCACAAATGAATTCTTTGCACAGTTTGTGCGACGCTACTCAATACGCATCTGGTTCCACCCGCTCATTAACCTTTGATTTGATGGATGAAGTGCTTGATCTCGTCAAATCTAAAGACGGTGAGGCCGATTGGATCATGATGGCTCCCTCTACACTCCGCAAACTCAAGGCACTGTATCGTGGCCTTGGCGGTACCATGCCATCTGATGTACTGGTTATGCCCGATGGAACCTCTCGGACTGTTTATAAGTTTGAGGACATCCCGGTTTTCAAAAATGATTTTCTGTCTACCACGGAAACTCCGACTGGCGCAGCTTTAACTGGCGGAACTCTCAAGTCAGTCTGGGCAGGGGTTTGGGATGACGGTTCTCAAAAAATTGGCTTAGCCGCTATTCATCCAATTGCGGTTCCTGCCGGACTCAAAGTCCATCCGGTTGGCTACATGGAACAAAAAGACGAGGAAATTTGGCGTGTCAAGCAATACGCCAACCTCGCCATTTTTAACCGCAAAGGTCTTGCACGCTTGACAGATATATCTGACTAAGATATTTGACGCTCAGATAAAAAGCCATTAACTTGGCGCAACCGACAAAGGGCCATCCTGAATTTCAATGGGATGGCTCTTTGTTTTTAAAAGGAGAGGTTATGGCTGAAATAAAAGTAATGCTACCAAGAAAATATAAAGGGTACCCCCGTGGATACCGAGTACAAATGTGGGGTTATGATTTTATTGTTCAAAAAGATGGATCGCTAGTGGCCTCTGTTCCGGAAAGTCATGTCAAACCAGGCATTAAATCTGGCCGCTATCTTCTTTACGAAAAAGAAAAAGCCAAAGAAGATAAAATCGACACCACTTATTTGGATACATTTGGATATGATGTCGGCACTTATTACGGCGCAGGCAGTCTGGAAGCCCTGCGAAAAAAAATTTCACAGCTTCGTAAAAACGAACTACAACTTTTTGCAGAGTCACGGCTTGATGTAAAATTTACGGCAAAAACAGGCAAAGATCGCATGGTAACTGAGGTATTGGAATACGTCAAAGGCGATATTGCCAAAGAAGAAGAACAATTTGCCGAACTTGAATCCAAAGTTAAAGAGCCTGTTAAGGAAAACACGAGCGAAAAGGTAAGCGCACAAACCGACCCTGAGTCTGAGCCCGTCACACCTCAAACCAAAGAAGAATTATTAGCCGAACTGGACGAAATCGAAAAAAAAATTAAATCCCAAAAGGAGAAATAAACTGTGATCTCTGCTGCCATGATGGTCAAAAACGAAGAAAGCAATTTAAGGCGTTGTTTGGAGTCGATTAAAAGTTTTGTCCAAGAAATCGTCATTGTTGATACGGGATCAACAGATAAAACCGTAGAAATCGCCAAAGAATATACCGATAAAATTTATCACGAACCGTGGCGCAATGACTTTGGTTGGCATCGTAATCATTCTTTCGGTCTCTGCACACAGGATTGGATTTTTGTTATCGACGCTGATGAAGAATTAATTTTTCAACCACCAATGACAACCAAGCGCCTGGTTGAACTGTTAGGCAATGCCGAGTCAAACATCAATTCGGTCGGCATGGAGGTTGAAGATTTTCGGGCGTCCCGCGGGAATGTAGCTGCTCGCCTTGATTCGCTTAGAATTTTCAGGCGCGACAAGGTCAAATGGCGACGCAAAGTTCACAACACCCCGGTTATCGAAGGCGATTCGGCGCTTATGAAAGGTGCGTTCATCCGTCACCACGGATACGATCTAAGCCCTGCGCAAAATCAAGCTAAAGCCGAACGAACAATCGGTTTGCTTAAAGAGTGCATCGAGGAAAATCCCGAAGACTACGAATCCGTTTTTTATATCGCTCAGGCTTACGGGGCATTTTTACAGGATGAGGACAACGCGCTTTTGTGGGGTAAAAGATACGTTAAAATGAAAGCGGCGGCCGGCAAAGAGTTCAACCCTTCAATTTATCACCTCAATGCGGCCATTTGTGGTAAAAAAGGTCTCGAGAAAGATTGCCGCTCATGGATTGATCAGGGGCTTAAAGACGATCCTCTCGATATTGATCTTTTGATGGATTTGATTCAATGGTCAATCAGAAACGAAGACCGCACTACACTGGTCGCGGCATCGCAACGATTCACTTACTGTTATGAAAATTTTGACAAGTACCGCTTTGATCATCCAGGCCGTTTCTTTTTTAATTACAATGCCAACGCACTGGCCTCAGCGCTTTTCTATGCTACAACCGGACTAATCGAAAACGGCGTTGTCATGCTCAGGAAACTTAAGGGCACGATTCCCGCATTGAATGAAAAAAACCGCACTGAAATTTTAATGAAACTTCAAAACATTATGAATCAAGCACAACTGGTCGATATCGGCGGCGCTGAAGTCAAACCGCCAAACCCGCAAAACCAAGTGCAAAATGCCGTTCAACAACCACCGCCACAACAAATGCAATTCCCTGTGCGCCAGCACCTCGAATTGCCGGCTATTTAAAGGAGAGCGTGATGAAAGTCGGATTTTTTTGCATCAAAGGGCTCGAAACTTTTATTGACCCTATTGCAAATCAATTAGAACAAAGCGCCAAAAACGGTTTCAAGGTTAACAAGTATTACATGACCAACATGCAAGGAATCGATCAAAAGATCATGGACTCTGATATTGTTTGGTTTGAATGGGCCAATGACATTCCGGTTAACTTGACCCTGCACCGCGCTGAATTGCTGGGCCGTAAAAAGGTCATTGTCCGGCTACATTCGTACGAAGCCTTGGCTCAAATGCACGAGCAGATCAACTGGACAGTTGTGGATACGATTGTTTTCGTCTCAGATCATATTCGAAAATATTGCAACATTGATCATCCTCATCAGATTGTAATCGAAAACGGCATCGATCTTGATAAATTCCAATTTGTCGGTTCGAAGCAACACGGATGTGACATTGCTGTTTCCGGGCTCTTGTCCGCCAAAAAGGGCATCATGCTTATGGCGCACGCTTTCCAATCTTTGCCCGATAACTTTAGGCTACATATTGTTGGTGAGTGGCAGGATGAGCGCGAGCGGGTTTATTTCGCGCACATGCTCGATGCTTTTGAGATGCGGGATCGGGTTTATTTTTACGGCAAAATGGAACACAATCAAATACCTAATTTTTTGGCTGACAAAAATTATATGCTTTGTACTTCACCCTGGGAAAGTCAGAACCTTTCATTATGTGAAGCCATGGCTACCGGGATGAAACCTCTGGTTCATAATTTTTGGGGAGCCACTCATGTCTATGCACCCGAAATGATATGGACATCTTTTGATGATTTAAACGCAATGGTTGATCCAGAGTCCACATATGACTCATTTTCATATCGTCAATACATCAAACACCGATTTAACCAAATAGATAAACTCAAAAAAATCAATAACCTTTTTCAGTATCTATCGGCATCTTAATGAAAAAAACAGTCGGTTGCACAATCCCAGTCCATAATCGTGCGGATCTGATTATATATTCATTGCGTTCACTTCTTGCACAAACCCATAAACCGGATCGGGTAATTGTTATTGATGATGCCTCTACCGATCGGTCAGCCGATGTTGTCCGTCTCTTTGCCGACAAACATCCCGAACTCAACCTTGAAGTTCATACGGTTGAAAAGCAAAGCGGTGTTGGTGCTGTACTCAAAATCGGCATGTCATATTTAGCAGATTATGATTTAGTTTTCTCTGTTGCTTCTGACGATCATGTATCCGCCAATTATATTGAAAGTGCTTTGGAAACATTTAACAGCCATGACAATCCCATGCTCGGTGTGAGCTATCCTGAAAAAGTTGTTTACTTTGCATCTAGTTTTGAAAAGAACAAGATGCCTGTTTTTGAAAAAATGCAAACATTCATCATGAAAGATTGGGACAATAATAGCTTGGCCCAGCTCAAAGTGCACAATAACTTTCTAAACGGCAGTTCTATTCTTTGCCGCAAAGCCTATGAAGATGTCGGTGGATATGAGGATTACGATATCTACGATTATCATTTTTGGTTAAAACTTTGCCTTAGCGGTTATATTGGTGCGCAAATGCCATCAACTTATTTTTATCGCCAGCATTTCGGACAAGTCAGTCAAAAAAGATCGCAGGAACAACGGGCAAAAGCCTTTGACATAATTTGGCAGGACATGCGCAAAAGGGGGCTTTCGTGACAAACATCTACGATGAAAAAGTTAAGCACATTATCGGCGATTCCCACCCCATTCATCATAGCGCCAAAATTGGCCAAAATGTTAAAGTCGGCCATGGCGTTGTTATTGAAAAAGACTGCGTTGTTGGTGACAATGTCTTTATTGGCCATCACACAGTGCTTCGCCCCCGCACCATTATCGGAAACAATTGCACAATTGGGCACCTGACTGTCTTCGAAGGGGACTGCAAAATTGGTAACCGCACGCTTATCCATGCGCAATGCCACATAACCAAAGACGTCCTTATCGAAGATGACGTTTTTATTGCGCCATTTTTTTGTGGTGCCAACACAGCACGAATTGTTCACGGAAGAAATTATGAACTGAAATTGCAAGGATATACTATCAGACGAGCCGTTCGAATCGCTATTTGCGTTTCGCTTAAACCTGGCATTGAAATTGGTGAAAACGCGCTGATCGGTATTCATTCCAATGTTACCAAAAACGTCCCGCCACGCCAAATCTGGTATGGCAATCCAGCAATTTATCAAGGCGATGTGCCTATCGATGAAATTCTATGAAAAATCGATACCAAGCATTAATCTTTATCGGCTCAAATGCTGTCATCGGCAAGAATTGCAAAATCCAACCTTTTGCTTTTATCCCCGACAATGTCTTTATTTTCGATAACGTATTTATCGGTCCGCACGTTTGTTTTACAAATGATAAATATCCACCTTCAAACGGTGCATGGAAAAAAGAAGACCCTACTGTCGTCGGTGAATACGCCAGCATCGGAGCCAACACAACCATTCTACCTGGCTTGTCGATCGGCGCACATGCCATTATTGGTGCGGGCTCTGTTGTGACTTGTGATATTCCGCCTGGAGAAATTTGGTATGGCAATCCGGCACGCTTTAAAGGAATTAACCCAAAATATGAATGAGTCTCTTAGTCACACTTCAAATACGGTAAAACTGCTCAAGCACCTTGATAAACTAAAAGCCATTCAAAACGGCTATGTGCCGGCACCCATCATGCTGCACACCATGCCCACCCACCGCTGCCAGCTAAGCTGTGAACATTGCTGTTTTAAAAACCGTCAGGACTTCCAGCTTGATATCGATCCGTATCTCTACATGTTGGGTGTGACGCAATACTGGATGCTGGGGACGAGGGCCATCGAGCTAACGGGTGGAGGGGAACCGACATTATACCCGCACATTCAGAAGTGTCTGGAATATTTCTTGTCATTAAATTTAAAAATCGGCTTGATTACAAATGGCCTCAGCTTGGACCGCATATCATATTTGCTGCCACGATTGGCATGGGTTAGGGTATCGCTCAATACTTTAGATTACAAGCCGCCCACGGCCCTTAGAACCGCCATGAATCTTTTGACCGGATCGGGTACGCACTTCAGTTTTTGCTATATTTGGAACAAGCACTCAGCCACACGCATGGATATAGTCACTGACTTCATCAATACTTATAAAGCAACATGCCGTCTCAGCCCAGATTGCATCCAATCGCTAAGTGACATCGAAGCTGAAATGGAAACCATACGCACCTTTTTACGAGAAAAAAAATACAAATGTCCCTATCTTTTCCTATCTGATTTCAACACCACTTTAACCCGCCGCAATTCGAATTGTTATATCCACATGCTTAAGCCTGCGCTATACACTGACGGTCACGTATATCCTTGCCCCAGTGCAGAACTGGCCATGGAAAACAACAAAAGCATCAATGAAAAATTTGCTATCTGTCATGCCAGTGAAATTTATGCTTTCTATAACGCACCGAACTTTCGAAAAATTCTTGATCACAGTTGTTCTTATTGCAAATACTCGTTACAACAAAGTCTGATCGAGGATGTTATGACAAGGACTGATTTCAATGAATTCGCTTAAAACTTCGTTTGAATGGGACGATGCATTTGATGAAACCTACTTTGAAAACGGCACAAAAACAGGTGTCAGCTTATATCAGAACTACGAATGGAAACCGGAACTATCTTTTCCCATGGCATGCGAACTCAAAATTATGTATCCAAACCAATCTATTCTGGATTTTGGATGCGCTAAAGGATTTTTGGTGCATGCGCTGCGGCTTCTCAATGTCGAAGCTTATGGATTTGAAGTTTCTCGCTATGCTGTGTCAAAGGCTCCACAGGAAGTCATGCCCTTTATTTATACACCCGATAATCAACTTCCGCGAGTGGATGTTATTTTTATCAAAGACACTCTTGAGCATATCAATGAAAACCAGATACAGAACGTGTTAAACGAATTACGACATCTGTGTACTCGTATGTTTGTCATTGTGCCGTTTGGAGATCAAAGCAGATATCGTATCAGAGAGTACGAAAAAGACCTTACGCATATGATCCGGCGAAATGAAGCATGGTGGAAAGCCAAATTCGACTGTGCCCGCATGGAGGTAGAAAAATTTTCTTATCGAGTGCGCGGTTTCAAGGACAACTGGCATAAATACAAATATGGCAATGGTTTTTTTCAGCTTGCCAAGCAATCAGACAAAGGCTGGTAAAATGCCATCACGAATTCCTCCGATCACACCGGTTCAAACTGGCGACAAAGATATTCCGGTCATTATCCCTTGGCGTCTGGATAACAATGTTGCCGAAGCATATGACAGTATTATGCGTAATATTGAAGATTGGTGCTTGATATTCGATCACGATATTTTAATGGTCAATCCGCACTGGTATCGGATGTGCTGCCGAGCTGCCAGGAAACTGGGACATAGGACAGGCTGGATTACCGGGCGCACTTCTGCTAATGCCACCCGCAGCCCCACTCAAATGGATTTCGATGCCCCCCAGAACCACGACATTATGGATCATATGCGACATGCAAAAAAAACTTATGAACAATTCGGTGACACAACGATTCTATTTAATAACCCTACGGTTCTTTCAGGTTTTATGATTCTCACTCACCGTAAAGCATGGGAAGACGTCGGCGGTTTTGATTCCCGTGCACCCGACACCTACTACCACAATGACCTCATCAAAAAAGGCTATCAAGCCCACATCCTTCCCGGTCTATACCTTTATCATATGCACGCAAACAAACAGGCGTGGCATAAGTTTTAATTGACCTTTCTTATCTATCCATCATAAAATATTCTTGACAGCTCTGAAACACATTCTTTTATGCTTATTTCTTACTATTGGTAAGAGATAAGCATAAAGAATAATTTATTAAAAAAAACTTATTGATAGGAGACTCAAAATGCCTATTGGTGACCAATTTTCCGTATCAGTCAATGGAGATATTCGGCACAGCTCTGGCGCAAGCAACTGGACCGTACTCCAATTTCATAGGTGGTTGCAGGATTTAGCTGATGACGCCAACTCATCCGGCGACGATCTGCTTGACATTACCAGCGCCACCCCCTCTGCACGAGCGACTGACAATATTATCGCCCTTAATCCGCCTTACAACATTGATGATACAACGGCTCAATATCTATACGGCGGTTCGATTGAGCAAAGCAACGGCGGGACACTTTATTCCGGCCTGGTTGTCGTGGGATCGCTCGCCGCTACGTCCACTCTTCAAATCGTGCAAAACAACGTGCTTTATGACGGTGACTCTCCATTTTGGGATGAAGCTCCTTCAGGCATCAATGCCGATGCAGCTGCCAATATTTTGATGCGTTGTATGGTTAAAACTCGCACCGCTGGTGCAGATGTCGACCTCAAAAAAATCCGTGTCTACGCTCGTGAATGGAACAACACCTATGCAGAATTTGAAGTAACCATGGGCCTTGGTAACTCGGTTGCGGCTATTTTTACCAATGCTGACCTTAATAACACCACCGCCACCGCAACAGTTGCAACCTGGTCTGACATCTTAAACTCTGAAGGTTATCAGCTCCTCGATCTCAACAATGGTCAGGGCGATAATCCCTATTATTCCAAATGGGATCGTGTCGGCCATTCAATCAACGATTTGTATGAATACGCTAAATTCCTTACAGTTCGAGAAACCTCGCAGACACTCTATGGTATAGACGGAGAATTATTTCGTGGCATTACCCACCAATGGAATTTTGACAATGCTGACGGTGTCGGCGGATTCACTCAAAACGAAACGCTAAGCTGGGGGTCGGGCGACACGGCTGGCACTGGTGTGCTGCTGGCAATGGGCGGCAGTTTACTTGCTCAAACCGGAACGGTTTGGGTTCAACTGCTTACCGGTGTTCCACCTTCCAACAATGACACCATCACCGGCATCACTTCCTCTGAGACACACGATGTTGATGGCACAGTCCAGGCCCGGACACTCTC